GAGCTGGTCGAAGCATTTTCAAGCGGAAAGCGATTTGCCGAAGTACGTACTTCTTCGGCAAAATCTGTTGCAAATGGGATGAGATCATTGATGTCTCTGTATAGGTCGGATTTGACGATGTATCTCTGTCCGTCTTGATACACGATCTCAACGCTGATTCTTCCAGCCGGATACAAAATCCAGAATTTTTCAAGTCTTTCGGCAACACTCTCATATCCTTCCAGTTGATTAGGCATCTGTGCGATTCCTTCGTGTGACGTCTAAACCGCGTTTGAAGCCTCGTCGCGAGCCTTGTAAATCGCCTTTGACGTAGCCTTGCCTTGCACCCACCAGAGTTCCCACAATAAAACTAGCTGCACTGACTAGCAGTGCGATTTGCAATGTATCCATTTGAAGCTCCCGATTCTGGGATGGCAAAATGCGCTCCCAGACATAGGATGAGTCATCCCACTGACAAATTCAAGATTCACGCCTATCTTTCGGCGTGTCTTACGGATGATCCTTAATGTGATCAATCAACAGCTGCCGGATTTCGCGCACGTCATCTCTTAATCCTTCGGCGAAGCCATTGCTGATTGGTCGAGAATTCTTCTCACCTTTGACAGCGTAAAGAGCTGCAATTGCTGAGATGGTCGATGCCGCGATAAGTCCGACAGCCGTGATTGCTTCGCTCATTTGCTGCCGAATGCCTTGTCTTTTGGATTAGCCCATCGAGCCAATACCGGCACAATGCCAGCGACTAAGCCCATTGCTAAGTCTTTCGGATTTGTGTTTCCGCTCATCCAGACTGCGAGTGCTCCAGCGATAGAGCTGCGCAGATACGATGCGGCGATTGCTTTAGCTTGATTCATGTTTGTCTCCTAGCTTCAAGCTCCCGATGAGCGCAGCGACTTTCGCTTCACTCAAATCAATTTCAAAGTGCATTTCATCTGCACGTGATTTGTAATCTCCACCCCATCGCAGACCGTACTTCTTCGCTAGTGCTCGAATCATTGGCACTTTGTCATTCGGAAATGTTCCGACTTTGCCTAGTGGATGTTTAGACGCATTGAGATCAATTGCAGTTCCGGATGAATGATTGCTCAGATTGTTCAGTGATCCACGAACCATCCGGAAGCAAAAACCCCAGTCATCGAGTGAGCCTTCATCAATTGGCTCGATAAGTGCATGAAACTCTTCGGCAAATCCAACCAATAGCGGAGCGCATTTCTCAGCGCAGCGCAGCTTGATCTTCGTGCCTTTGACCGGATAAGACTTCACGCCGATTTGATTGGGATCAGCGGAAGCCGTCCAGCCATTTGATGAAGTCTGAGTCATCCGAGAAGCAATTTCGCTTGCTCTTCGGTGATGCCTAGCTGTGCCAAGAGAGCTGCTTTATCCGCTGCCTTTTGTGCCTTGTCTGCTTTAGCTGTTTCATAATTTGCTTGATCGATTGCAGCTTGCGCCAATTCATCATCATTCATTGGTCGTGTAATAATTTCGCCAGTTTCAACGTTGTGAATTGTTACTTCTAAAATAGATGTTTTAGCCATGTTAGTTTACTCCATAAAGTATGTAAGTTCCCGAATTGAATGTTGGTACGCCTGATACGGTTGAAAATGTTAATGATGTAATTGCGGCTGCTGATAAAAAATTTCCAAAGCCCGCAAAAGTTTCCAGAAAACCAACCATGGCGGCATAACTTATTCTCTTAAAAGTTGTCGATGCGTAATTTTCTATTTGTAAAACATAAGTATAATTTGCCGCCGTATTGTACGCAGTACCATTGCTTACCGTCGGGTCAATATAAGCCAATGCAGTATTGTTCAACCATGTTGCTGTTCCAAATTGACTTGATTTCATTCCATAATTGCTGGCACTTGCATTTCCGTTAATTCTAAACATTGGCAAAGAAGCCGTGCCCGTGAATCCCGGATTGTTTATGACTAAATACAAATGTTTGTACGTTTGTGCAATAGATGAAAGTGTTAATGAAGTTCCGCTCAGTGAACCAGAAGCGATAGAAGTCATTGACCCGCTTGTCGGTGCGGCAGTCCATGAAAGCGTCGTGCCGTTAGTTGTTAGAATTTGTCCATTTGTTCCCGAACCCAGTCTTGCAAATGTTCCTGATCCAGTTCCTTGAATTAAGTCACCGGATGTTGTAATTGCTGTTGCCATTGAGTTTGTGATTGTGACTGCGCCGGTCGTCCCCCCGCCTGAAATACCAGTGCCAGCTGTAACGGCTGTGATGTCGCCAAGTTCCGGTGTGACCCAAGTGAATGCCATGTTTGTTGCCGAAGTCTTCGACAAAACTTGACCGGTCGTGCCGCCTAAGAGTCCAGCCATTGACGTATCAACCGCCTGTCCAAAGACTGCGAAGTCAGCTGGGAGATCGGTGACTAAATCTGTCGCCGTAGGCATCACCCACCCGAAATTTGCTGTTGGATTGCTCATCTTTTCTCCTTAACTTACTATCGTCGCGTTCGCCCAGTCGAGCGTCGGATTGGTTGTGCTCCACATTTCTGTCACTGGAACGCTCTGCCAATTCATAGCTTGTAAGCTGTATGAAATTGGTGAGAGATTCATCGTGACTGAAATTTCGTTGTAGGCGGCTTGAAATGTCCAGCCTTCGACAAAGCCTAGAAAATTACCGCTGACCATATTGAGCGGAAGATCACTAATTGATAACGGCATTCCCATAAATACGCCGATGAGATTATTGCGATCCGAATTGTCAATCTCCGGATTCGTCAGCTGGTATGTGATATTAGTGAACGCAGCTTGCGGATAGGCTCTGAGCGATAGATAAAAGTCCGCTTGCGTCTGTGCGTCCGCTGCGTTGTGAAGAGTCGTTGTAATGATTTGACCGAGTTCACCATAAGTTGCAATTGAATCTGTGTCGGTTGCGGATTTCTCAGCTGATGAAGTCGCGTTGTATTTCAATGTAATTGAATTTCTAACATCTCCGGCACGTGTCTTAATTGCTAGTCCAGCACCTTGCGCATTATTAGCAGAGAGTTCGACGTAACCATTCGCTGCAAGATATTGCGAACGATGAGTGCTGTCTGCATAAGAAATTTGACCAGATGCGTTTTCGTAAATATAACCAAGACCGCTGGTTGCAATTGCGCTGACCAGTGAATAGGAATCTGTTCGGCTTGATGAACGTGCCGCGATCTCGTAGTCTCCCGGTCGATCAATCTCTCCAAGTCCAGTGTTGAAAGCATTTGCCCATGTCAATGTCGGATCAACGCTCTGCCATTGCAATGCCGCTGGCATTTTGTTCCATGATTGAAAGAGAATCTCATGGAGAACGTCATAAATCTGATCTCCATCAAATTCTTTAGGCAATACACCATTGGTCAAAATCTTAGGCAATCGCGCCAGAGCACCGAGAGCGATGAGAGTGATGCGCTGTGTGTATCCAACGCCACCCACTTCGGCGACTTCAATTCCAAGATCAGTGATTGTGCCGCCGAATATCGGCACATAAACTGATGATGAATTCATGAGTTCGACCGAGATTGAATCATTGATTGCAATGGCAATTGCAGTTTGATTGAGATTGATGAGAGTCAGATTGCAATATCCGGCAGCTGCTTGCTCATAGATATTCGTGCGACCCGAAGTGATGGTCATTGAAGCAAGAACTGAATCGGTGATTGATACGCCGTTCAGCTCGACATTCCAGACCGGATTGAATTGAGTCAAAGTCTCAGTCCAGCCAGTGAAGTCGCTCCCAGCGTCCCGCGATAGTAGGAGTCGTTCATGATTGATTCGACAGCTCGCTTCGAACCTTCTGGATCAACGATAAGTCCATTGAGAGTGACATTGATATTCGTTGTCGCAGCTTCTCCCATACGGAATTGACCCGGATTGAAAGTCGATGGATTAGCCTGAGCATTAAGCGCATCGGCTTGCGCCGTCAATACATCCATTTGCTTTATTTGTGCATCAAGCAATTTCGCAGTCTGCGTCTTAGTGATTGCACCGGAGTCGAATAAGAATTGAATTTCGGTGATGTTGTCTTGAACCTTTGTAAGCTTTGAAACAAGATCATTCAAGCTCGTTGCTGCTGCCGCTGAAACAGCTGCGCCGGCACTTCCACCGAGACCACCGCCGGAAGTTCCGCCACCGCCAAATCCACCTGCTCCACCTGCTCCACCGCCAGAAGTTGATCCGCTACCAGACGCGCCGTTGAGAAACGTTCCCGATTGAATTGGATTCATGCCACCGGAAACAGCGACGCTTCCGAACGCTCTACCAAATGCGCTGTCTATGCTTCTAATCTTCTGAATTCCTGCACCAAATAGATTCAAGAATCCGATGACCTGATTTGCCATTTCAACAATAAAGCTGACAAGTTCTTTGATAATTGTGACAACAGCTCCAGCGACATTTGCAAGAATTTGAAGAGCTTGAATGAATCCGTCAATTCCTTTTTTGCCATCGGTTGAGAATACATTTGCAACGGCGGCGATTGATTTTGCCAAAGTGTTGATTGTCGCACCGAGAGCGAACGCCGATTTCTGAGTCTCATCAAGACTTGAAGTGACGCTGTAATTGCCTGTGAGTCCATCGATGAAAGCGTCGAAAGATGGAAGAATATTTTGATTGATATAATCGACAAATGATTTGAGCATTGGAAGCAATGCGTATCCGAGCTTCTCTTTAGCTTCGTTGAATCCGACGCTCAACTGAGCCATCTTGAATGCGGCTGTGTCTGTGTTCGCACCTAAGTCCGGATACATTGCATTGATCATCGCAACGACTTCGCCGAAAGATTTTCCTTTAAGTTCAGCGGCAGAGAGTCCAATGCCTAGCTTTGCCAGTGAAGTTGTGTTTCCATCTTGCGCTTTAGCAACGGCGGCGGCAACGGTTTCCAGCTCTTTTCCGCTATTGATTGAAACTCTGGTCGATAAATCAAGGAGTTCTTGCGCTTTTCCGACGTCATTGGTACTTAATGCAAGACGTTGCATCGCTGGACGCAATTTGTCATCTGCGATTCCAGTCTGCATCGACAGCTGTGAAATGAATGTTTCTGCTTTTGCAATTTGTGCTTCGGTCGCTCCGGTAACATCGCGAAGAGCTGTGGCAAGTCGGACTTGCGCTTGCTCATCTTCAATCGCGGCTTTGACGCCATCGACTGCAATCTTTGTCAGATAGGCGGCAGCGGCAGCGGCAGCGACGGCAAATGCGGCAGCTGCTCTCTTTCCGAAGTCTGCAACCTTATCGCCAAATCCTTCAACTTCCGCTGTAGCACCTTTGACGCCTTTTTTCAGCTCATCAAAGTCAGCATCGAACGTGACTTTTACTTTTGGAATCGTTGCCATTAGTCGAGACCAGCTTCCTTGATAACTTCTTTGATCATCACGACGTATTCATCTGCAACTTTTGGAACGTACCAATCAATTGCTTTATTGATCCAATATCCTTTGTTGTTATATGGAGCAACAAATCGATTCGTATATTTTCTGCCAGCACGATCGACGCCAGTGTGGGAACCCCATTCTGAACCCCAGAGCAATGCGCCAGCTGGAGCGGCTTGCTGCTTAACCTTTGATCCATTCTTGCGAGTCTCGCCACCGTATTTGCGACCGACTTTTTTTGCACCGCCAAGATCAACACGAATCAATCGATCGCGTGGAGTTAGAGCAGATTCCGCGACAAGCTTTGCTTGCGGCGTTGGTGATGCATCCGCAAATTGCATGAGCTGTCCTTTAAGACGTGCGGACATTGGCTGCGCTCTATCGCGGACAATTTGTTGCGTATCTTTTGGCAATGCATTGAGAAGAGAAATGAGCTTGCGAAGTTCGTACGGTTCAACGGTAATGGCAAATTTGCCAGTGCTGCTCTCAGTTGCCGCCGTTGCCATTTCTTTTCTCCAATATCTCCAAGACAGTTTTGACGTCTTCCGCCGTTTCAAATTCTTTTGGACTCAATCCCGTTGCGAGAGAGAG